ATATGGTACTAGACACAATAGGAGGGGTGGGAATGGGCATGTTCGATGCCCTCAATAGTCTTAGAAAAGCTATTGAATCCTCTGGTGACAAGCTACAAAAAGCCTCCCTTGCTTTAGGCAAGACCTTTGACCAGACCAATGCTGAGATTACCCCTGCCATGGAAGGCCTTCAGGGGTCCCTTGACCAGAGGCTCGGAGCATCCATGGCAGGACTTCAAGCAGGATTACAAGGAAATACCGCTGGGGTAGCTAAACTTATTAATCAGCAACAGCTTACGGGCACTGCGTTTGGAAATACTGCCAATGCGATGGCCGCATTATCACAGACTTTAAATATTAGCAATGAGGATATTAACGGATTAAGTACTAGACTCCTTGAAACTGCTGGAACTTATAGTGTAAGCACAGATAAGCTAGTAAATGCGGTAGATGCATTGAAAGATACTTTCCCCACACAGCAGCTTGCAGGTATGGGTGTACAGGTTACGGAAGCCATGGCTGGTTTAACCGCTAGAATGCCAGCGATGGCAGGACAGGTAGCTTCCGTAATGAAAATGATCCTCGATCCTAGTTTAAAAACCGAGGCAAATCTTGCTCGTTTGGGTATTGCAGGCGTAAGGGAGCGTCTAGCGGGTGCCAAAGACGCAAAAGCCGCTGAGTCTATTCTGGTAAGTGCGATTAGGACCGCAGGAGGGAATATTACAGACTTTGTTTCAGGTGATTTCTTTGCTTCTATTGGGATCGCAACCAATGTTTTTGGCGAGAATGCCGCAGCAATGGCAGCAATTAATGCCCAGCTTGATAAACGCATTAGAAACGAAGAAGCAACGACGGGTTTTGGAGATACTATTGAAACTATTAAGGCCAATATCCTTGTGCCTCTCCAAAGAATTCTTCAACTCGATTTTTACCCTGCTATAAAAGACATTAGCTTCGTTTTAGCAGGGATTGGAGAAAGATTTGCAGGAGCACTAGCAAAATGGATAGGAAAACTTGATATAAGTGAGAAGGGTATTAATACCTTCACTGATTCTATTGTAAATGGAGTTGGAAAACTTGCTATGGGACTTCAAGATGTAGTCAACTTCTTTATTGATCTTGCTAATACTACTCTTCCTAAGATGAAGGCTGCTTTTGGAAGTTTTCTTTTGTTTGCGGATAAGTATACTCCTGGGGTAGATCTTATAACTCCTGATATGGTAGGAATGAGTGAGGCAGACAAGTTCAGCATGAGCCACACTTGGGTCCAACGCCAGAGATATCCGGAACTAGACCGCAATTATGATGAAGCCCACAGAAAGTTCGAAGAGCTTAAGGCTACTATGGGAGTAGCCGTGATGGGTACCACAGGACACGCTACGTTTGGTCAGACCGCTGTGGATATGTTAGCAGGTTTAAGGTCTGATTCTACAACAGGGTTAGGTTATCAAAGAAGAATAGCAGAAGCTACAGAGGCAGTAAACGATAAAACACTTGATCCCTTTGGTGACACTGCTGATAGTTACCTCAGCAATACTGCTATGCAGATGCAAAATATTATGGGAGCTATTTTAGGACAAACACAACAAGAGATGATGGAAGAGACTAATGCCATTCTAATGTCTATGCTCCATACTGGAGGAGGCACAGCCTTGAACGGAAGCTACTCTACACCAAACAACTTTTAATCAGGATAACACAGTATGACAACTAGACACATAGTAAATCGAGGACTCCCAGAGCGGTCAAAACTTCAGTTCTTTTTCCCTAATACCATAGAGGCTGAGGAATATTTTGTAGTCACGCTGCCTTTCTTTGAAAATCCTAGAATTAGAGAAAGAAAAAAAGCAAGATATCAATCTTATCAGACAATCTCTAGATCAAGTAATCTCTATAGCTACTTAGGAGCAGACTCTAGGCAGTTTACTGTAGAGTTTAATATGACATTAGATCATATTTTAGATAGCGGAGACATACAGATGGAGAGATATATGCCCATGGAGAGAGGTGTGTTTAATCAAGAAAGTGCAAGAAGCAGATTTTTTAAGCAGAGATCAGCAGAAGAACACAATAGCCCAGCAGGCAGGCTCGCATCCCAATTTACAGCGTTAAGTACGGTCAAAGATTCGGCCAGACAGGTAATGAATAGTGATTTTATGCAAAGAGGAGCCCTCTCTGAAGCAGACACAGCGGAATACATATCAAACAAATATGGCGTAAATTCACCGAACTACGACCCAGAAGTAAATCATCAAGGTGCACTTCTACAGCAAACTGACAATTTTGCTGATGACATACATACTAGTCTAGGTAGTCCTCAAGTTGCCCAGACTGAGGTGGAGGATTTAAAGTTAAAAGCTATAGATGTTATTATTTATTGGGTTAACATTATTCGATCTAGTGTTATAGGCCATGCAGGCAATCCATTATATGGACCTCCAATAGTAAGATTGACTCACGGTATATTGTATGAAGACGTTCCTTGTATATGTAAAGACTATTCACTTAGCTATAATGAAAATGCAGGGTTTAATCTTGAAACCTTACTCCCTCGCCAAATTAAGATAACAATGAAATTGGAAGAAAATAGGACAGGAGACTTTGGGGTATTTGATGCAACAAATCAAAACACTAGGGTAAGAGATAATCTTGCAGGATGGGAATCTGTTGTCATTAACAATACCCGCAGTGGAGATCCTGGCTCAGGAGGGTTAACGACTTAATGAGAACTTTTAGTAAAAGTGGACCCTATACGTTAGGAATGAGAGAAGTTCCCCATAGAAAAATAATCACTACAACTATCTTAAATACTCCTGAGTTCACTTCTTTAGCTAAAAATCTAAAGAATGCCTATGTATATGAAGTGGGGTATGTTCCCGCTGGATTTGAACATCGTCCTGACCTGATATCTAATGTATTTTACGGTTCCCCAAAAAATTGGTGGCTCTTGATGTATGTTAACGGTATTAATGATCCCTTTGAGGGATTCAATGCAAACGATAGAATTTTAATTCCTAAGCTCTGATGAATATTCCCACAGCAAATGTAGTTGTTGCATTCTCTGCAAGCGCCATTCAGTCTTTATTTATAGCAGGAGGACAGACTAAAAGCCTAATAAGCACTTTAGAAGAAGCAGGTGATGTACTGCTATTCAATAAAGAAGCAAACCCTAATTTTATTTCCTTTGAGTATACTTTTGGTTTGGGAGGAGGACAACATAAAGCCGAGTTAAAGATCCTAGACCCTGATAATGAATTTGAGTCTAGGTATTTTACAAAAGGTTTTGAGGAAAATCTTGCTGGATTTAAACCAAAAAATGAGGGTGAAATTTTACCCATAGGGACTGGTTCGCGCCAAGAAGGAATGGCTCAGAAGACTGAGTTCATGCGAAGGTGGTTAGATTCTTATGGAAGCAAGCACATTTATATTGCATACGGAAGCGGTTTTAATACCGATACTTGGGCAGGTCCGTATAAGATGTATTTGATGGGAGCTACGATTGATGGGAGTAAAGGAAAAGTAGTAACTTTACAGCTTACTCCAACACCAGAAGGTTTATTGGCTGGAGATAGAAGAACTGCAACCCAAGAAATACTAAACATGAGCTTAAATGGGCTGTATAGTAAAACAACAGGCCTATCCGACCAGTTGAATATAAATCTTACTGCGGAGGACAGAGCGGGTAGTACTAGAACTTTTGATAAAGCCTATGATTTTGGTCTATATGAAGAGGAAGAGGCTCCAAACGGATTCGGCATCGACAAGGTGAAAAAAACATTTAGGGAAGAATCAGTTACCCATGTTACCCTTCAAGAAGAATTTTTCAAATCAGAAACAGTAAAATCAGAACTTGCTGGTATTAATTTTCATGATATGATTGTAGATTGTTTAAAAAGTTACATATCTAAAGCCACAGGAAAGAAAAATGTTATAGTTCTTCTTCCAAATCTGAACCTTCTCCTATTAGATTACATAGAACAAGAGGCTACTAAAGTTTTAGCTACGTCCACCCCTAGTTCCGCTTCCCCGAGACCTTCTTTCGGTTCCTTTGCTTTTATGTACATCCTTGCCAGCGAGCCCCTCGATCCCGAAATACAAAAACGGTTTATATGGTATAAAGTAATAAAACAAATTATAGAAAATTTAGGTTTTGAACTTGTTGCCGATAAGGTTGCTACGGACGAAATAAAAACTAAGCCTGTTCAAAATTTTCCTATTTCTAGGAAGGTTCTTTTAGGTCCTTTCAAGAGTGCAGAAGATACTTTTAGAAAATTTCTAGAGGAAAACAACTTCAGAGTTGCCCTCACCACTCGCAGTACTAATTTAATTCCAAATCATGAAGCTACCATAAAAAGAGTTATGGATAAACTCATAGCAGCAATGATGGGCAGGTATCCGATGAAGCCCATAATTTTTACTGAAAACAATAAAAAGTGGTTACAATTTTGGGGTAGTAATAGAAGCAGAAGTTATCATCGAACCTTTTCAGGAAGGATATCAGGAAATCGCCAAGGCCATCGGTTTGGTGCTAATGACGAAGCTATTATTTTTGGAGATATGGGAATAATTCAAAATTACTTGTATGCACAGAAAGACATTATTAAACAACCTGAAGGGGGTTTTCAGGAAGTTCAAGAAGTTAAAGATAACAAAGAAGCTTTATCCACATTAAGGTCCTTAATAACAGAAAAGGAGGCTCAGATTTTATCCCTTAGCCCAAATAACCCTGATGCTTATGAGTTAAATCAAGAACTAGTGGAGCTAAAAGATCAAAAAAAAGATGCAAGATTTGAAGGTCTAAACGCCGCTATCGCTTTTGCAGGAGCTAATCTGTTAGCACCTGTAGATCGTTCAATATTAAATGAAGCCTATCAAAGAAAAGCGAGAGAAACAATCCTTAATACCTTCCGTACCATAGAGGATAATAACTTTGGAAATCTTTATCAAGTACCCGATGAGTTTGCTATTGGAAAGAGTGAACTAAAAAAAGAAGACCAACTGAAGAATCTAACTAAGTTACAGAAGATGAGTATGGATAATGATTTTCCAATTTTTAAATATAATACATCTAATCCAAATGTAATTCAATTAAAAGCAGATGTTTCTAATGGTTACTATGTAGCCTTAAGATCAGGATACGCCAAAGCCATAGGCAGACAGGCAGCAGGAGTCGTTGCGGGTGCGTTAAAATCAGGACACGCCACGCTTCCGATCCTTACTTTAAAGGATGCTATTCAGTATCTCCTAGCTAATGAATTTTCTACGGATCTAGCGGAAGGAAAAAAGCGAGCACTCGTACAAGAATTAGAAAAACGAGTATCTGCCTCTCTTATAGATGATTTTATTTATTATGAGAACCAAGCCAATTCGAGCGGTCCCTGGGCTCCAAGCACCTTGAGCCCTTCGACTGCCCCACCAACCATACCACAAATTTATGATGCTAAAACAATCGCTGAACGAATAGGCTTGATTACCTTACAGCAACAACTTGAAGGAAACTCTCCCGTCATAATGGTGGATCAAGAGAATCCTGGCTCTGCAACTGATATAATGACCTCCCTTCTTGTGAATTCTACACGAAGATCATTCAACATTACGTTAAAAACTACTCCAATGTTTCATTTATCAGATGTAGGGAATACAGTATTAAATCATTGCCTTCTGTTTGCTCAAGATCCCCCTATAGCACGAACAAATGGGAAGGCAAAGACCAACTTTTTTAATACTTTTTTAAGCGGAATGTATCAGATTATGGGATTCAAACATAAAATTGCTGCAAATGGAGAAGCCTCTAGTGAATTTTCATTAATAGGTGGGCCTGTATCAACGGCTGGTAACTAGGAGAAACTATGAATGATTTATTAGTTAACTTAATTCCTAAGATTTCACTTGCTGAAGTGACCAATAGAGTAGATCCCACCAATGTAGGTTTGTTTCAAGCAAGAATAGCATCAGAGTCTAACTCAGAGCGTCCTATTATGTATGTTACTCCATATGCATCGAACGAGGATGGAGCCTTCATAGCTATTCCTGAAGTTGGAGTACCCATCCTGGTTTGCCAACCAGCGGGTGGCTCTAATTGGTATTACTTAGGAGCTACTTTTGCTCCCCAGCCGAAAGAAAGCACAGGTGCCTTAACGACTGATAACGCAAACCTTACTCCCTTACAGATCGCTGATCCCTTCTTATCAAGAGCTATGGGAGTTCCCATGCGAATGCAGTGGACAGGCACTAATGGAGGAGGATTTCATATCATGGAAGAGATGAACGAAACTATGCTCAACCAAAAAGTTGAACTACGCTCCTCCACCAGCAAGAAAATCTCTCTTAATGATAATCCCAAGAGTGATGCCATCCTCCTAAACTCAGGAAATGGCAGCAGGATTAAGGTTACCGACAACCCACAAAACATGGTAGATCCTTCTCAAGCGGTTCTAATCGAGACACAGGGACCGCAGAAGTTTGTTAACGCTAAATCTCAAACCGACATTGTGGTTCTCGATGGTCTTGAACTACAAATGATAAACAATTCTACAGGCTCTATGGGCTCTGAAGAAGATCCCGCTGGGAATGTTAACATTCAGAGTAAGTGGAAGGATATTAACGTCTTTACCAAAGCATCAGAGGGCAGGATCTTTATTAAATGCCTGAATGAAGAAGGAAGTAATCAAGTTATTGAGATTCAAACCATGGGTTCTGAGGGCGCTATTCGTATTAAAACAAATGGAAAAGTAGATATTCAGGCTGATTCTATTGGAATAGAGGCCTCAACTGATATTAATATGAAAGCAGGAGGAGCAATTAATATTGATGCAGGATCAGATCTAAGCTTGAAAAGCGGAGGAACGGTATTCGCAGACGGTACCCCAAACATTAGGTTAAACGAAGGAGGCTCCCAATCCGCTGCTCCCGATATCGGGGGGAGTGAAGATTATTACGGTGGGTCTGGAGTTACTACATACTAAGAGGACATTATGGGATCATTTGATTTAGAAACATTTTTAAAGGTACAAGGGCAGACGGGAACAGGAGTATTCCAAGCCTTCGGAATGGCGCATGGTCTTCCTACCTGTATGCTCAGTTTAGGAGCGGCTGCTTTGAATTTTCTTCCGACTACTGTTTTGGGAGGTATTGCCACTTCAATTGCAGAAGGAAAGAATGCGGCTAATGATAAGATGAAAGAAGTTTTCTCTAAGTTAGCATTTGGCACGGGAATCATGGAATTTGACACAGAGACAGGAACGATTAAGTTTTTTGGAAAGGGTTGGAATGACATGGACAATGATGAATCCCAAGAATTAGATAATTTAGGGGGATTTATGGATGGCTTGACGTATGCTATTGGCTATGGCACACAACTTTACCAAAATTTGTCAAATATTCAAGATCAAGTTGAAGGAGTTCTCGACTGTTTAGATAAATATAAGACTCTTAGATCATTTGAAGCGGGAATATCAGCCAATCAAAAGGAAACTTTGTCCCCTGAAGATAACGAACTCCTACTTAATGAGACTTATGGAGCGGATAGGGCGAAACTAGAAAGAACAAGCGCATTTATATCTCAATGTAATGAACAACTAGGGGTAATTAATGAAATTTTAGCCAGTAGAGTTCAAAATCCCGCCTTAGAGCCCTGTTTCTTAGATTCGTCAGAGCTTGATCCTTTTCTAGAAGGCACCAACTTCCCTAGATGCCCAGCGGTTGACCCTGGGTTAGCCCAAGAAGATGTTTTCCGTCTAACTTATGGTCCTCCTGTCACACAAGGAGGCCATTACGTCCTCACAAGTGATGGACTCTACTATGATTCCCAGTCGGGAGGTTTAGATCCTGTTTACTTGGCAATATCAGGCATTGTTCCTGCGGGAGACGCTTGGAAATACGATTATGATCCTAACTTGGGAGGTAAAGGACAGGCCATCTCGATGCAGTCTCTTAGTAAATATACAGATAACATCTTTGACCTAAATCTAGTAGATGATAGTATGTCTATGCAACAATACTATGATGCTGATCATTTCCTTTCTACACTTATCCAACAAAGGGATAAGCATATTTTTGATCTGTCAGGAGACTTACAACGATATATCAGCGAGTTCGGGACGGACTCCTCAATTACGAGGAACCAGAGACAACTTATAATTTCGGACATTACTCTTCATAACAGTAAACTTAACAGAAGAAAGAAGCAAATTGAGGTTTCTATTAAAGCTCCACAAATATATGGTGATGAGAGTGCCCCAGCCTTCGCTCCAGGGGAGGTTCCTATAAATGATTTTTCTTACTTAGAACAATATAACTTGGGTGTAGACGTAGAAAAACAAAGAGCTTTAATTTTTGAACAGGCAGAGGTAGGAGGCATTGTTCTTCCTATTCAGCCTAAGTTTGTTACTGCCGCTGCTCGACCAGACTCTATGTCAGTAGAGCATCTAAATGTACCCATCATTGGAAAGGGATCAATTATATACTCTCCTTCGGGAAATTTGTCGGGAACGGTGTTATCATTAACAGACGAGATTACAACTAATAATTTGTTTGCTGTTTATAATTTCTTAGACACCCATCTTGAACTACCTTCTTCTGTTAATTTTCCCACTATAAATTGTGCTACGCATAATATGTACAACAACGGACAATTAGTTGGTCCTTCTAAATCAGAAGTTTTCTTTTCAGGACTAGGCATTCCATACTTAGAAGGTATTGTAGAGAATAAGAGTTCCTCTCCCACCACAGCCTCCGCTTTAGGGTCCTACTTTAGGCTTCCCGCCACTCCCGAGTTCAATGATTTAACTTATTCTCCAAGTGGATTTACCATGGAGTGTTGGGTTCATGTACCCAGCATTATGGACGGAGAGATAGGCTGGCTTAGTTCTACTGCATCATCCCTAACTAAAGCTCTAATCAGTTGCGATAATGTGGGAGTCAAAGAAGGGGCTTCTGCGTTAGACCATACTGGGGCACCTAGCGATTTAGATGCTTTAGAGAATGACAGAGGAGACGCTTTTGTTCGAGGCCTTGTTTGTGGTTTTACAAGGGACAGACGTATAACCCAACCAGGCCAGGGGTATAGTAATTCTAATTATAACAATGACCCAGTATCGTCTTTAAGTTTCTTCATTGCTCCAACCCAGGCCAGAGATGCAAATTCAGCATCTTTCATTAATGACGTAGAGTGCCAGAATACAACAGCTTTCTATAACATGAAAGCCAATCTTGCCGATACTGCCTTTGGAAATGTTTCTTCTCAGTTCGTATTAATTGATATTACCGTGAACCCTACTAGAAATGAAATGAAATTTTATGCAGATGGAGCCTTAGTGACTACTTCCTCTATCTCCTCTTCGTTTGGAGTGGATCCAACACAAACAATTAATCTACCGTCGTTTATGAAGGCTAATAGCTTCGAATACTCTTCAACAACTGTTGACGGACCAACCACACTTAAAACTGGTCCAAAGTTAAATGAGTACTATACTCCTTGGATTGTAGGAGGAGGTTACACCGATGGGATGTATCTACATGGTAATTTCTTAGGTGGAGATCGAGGAGGAATTACTAGTGGCCTGCGCGGACATGTTGGAAGCCTCAAATTTTACTCTCAACCCCTAGATAGAGAAGAGATAAGTAATAACTACAAAGCCCAAAAAGGCTTCTTCAAAAATATTAGAATGTAATGTCTGCTAACAATACCGTAAATGTGTATGGAAGAACTGTCCCTAGGTATATGGAGCAGGTACCAACAGCCCAAAGGACGCACCAGTATGGCCTTAAGTTTCCTTTGGGATCCAGAAATGCTACAGGAGGCGTGTTCTCTAAAAGTTCAGGGGTCGGTATGATCAAGGACTCAGTAAAACAGTTGCTTCTAACCGATAAGGGTGAAAGAGTGATGCTTCCAGGATACGGCACAAACCTAAAAAGATTTCTTTTTCAACCTTTAGATGAACTCACTTTTGAAGCTATCAAAAGAGAGATAACAAGTTCCTTTTATAAGTACATAGTAGGTGCCAATATAACAAAAATTAGAGTTATTCCTTTAGGGAGTTTAGGCCCTTCTGGAGGTAACTCTTTAAAAATTGCATTAGATTTAGAACTAACAGGAACAGAGTTTGAAGTATTTGATGTTGAGGTAAATTTATCATGAGCTTTTCTGGAACCGTAGCCTCAGACTTTATGAAATTGTCTGAAATCCCTCTCGCCAAGCGTCCGTCGCTAATAAACTTTGCTGCTACAGACTTTCTTTCTATAAGAAATTCTCTAATTGATTATGCTAAAGCAGTATATCCTTTAGAATATCAATACTTTACTGAATCTGATCTAGGCATGATGTTCATTGAGCTTGTAGCTTACATGGGATCCGTGATGTCTATGAAGGCAGACATGTTAGCTAATGAGAACTTCTTTTCAACAGCAACTCAAAGAGGAAGTATAATTAAGCTACTTCAACTAATAGGTGTGACCTTAAGAGGCCCTCTTTCCTCCGCTGCGGATGCACAGTTAAATTTTGGAAAAGCAACTCCTATGACAGGAGCCGCCATTATTTTGCCAGGGCAAAGAACCATAGAGACTACTTCTCCTGAAGATGGGGGTTCCCTCACTTTTACTCTATATAAAGTAGTTAATGGTTTAGTAGACATAGCTAATACAACAGGTCAGATTACTCTGAATGTTGCAGAGGCAGAAGGCGAAAATTTAGATGTTTATAGCAATCTAGTTATGCAGGAAGGAGCTTTAGTTAGCGATAGCGGATCTTTTGCGGCCACAGAGTCTATCAAAACAATCAAGCTGAGTCAAGGCCCTGTTATTGATGGTAGCGTAGAAGTGTTTGTTACTGCCCCTACCTCGAATGCAAATGGTGCCTACTCAGAAGTAGCTAATACCTTTTTTGCATCAGGAGCGTCCGATAGGATTTTCGAAGTTGTGTATGATGAAAACTTTCAAGGAACCATCGTCTTTGGGAATGGAAGCGTGGGTATTTCCCCAGACGATACAGCGTCGTATTTCGTCACCTATCGTGTTGGTGGAGGTACTAGAGGGAATATCATCAAGAACGCAATTAACCTCTCAGTGAATAGCGATAAAGGCGTAGGGACTCTTACAAACACTTCTGTGGGAACGGGTGGATCTAACGCTGAGACAGTGGATCACGCAAAGAAATACGCCCCTCTCACGTTTAGAAGGCAGGACAGATTAGTAACTCTAGAGGATTATTCTACTTTTGCAAATACATTCATTAGTAGTTTTGGTACAGTAGGTAAAGCTACTGCTGCTACTCGAAAGGCTTACGCTTCTGCTAATATTATTGATATCTACATTCTAGAAAATGCTTCTGATTTCCAACTACAAAGAGCAACTACTAACTTTAAGACACAGCTTTTAACGGCTATGGATAAAAAGAAAATGGCAACAGATGACGTTGTAATTGTTGATGGGCTGATTAGAACTTTAGATCTTGTTACTACCATCAGAATTGACCGTGAAGAGAGAACAAATCAACAGCAGATTATTAATCAAGTGAGAGGAGAGATCTTAAATTTTATGAATATAGACAACACGGATTTTGGAAAGACTCTCGTGGTGGCCGATTTAAACAGAGCTATTTTTGAAGTACCTCAAGTTAGGTTTTCCACAATAGATAATATTTCAAACGATGTACATGTGGATTTCAATGAGATTATTCAATTGAACAATCTTACCATTAATGTTGAGCTAATAGCGTAATGCAAGATAATCGGTACACTCCCAACCCCAGAAAGTACTACAAAAGTAATTATGTAGAAGCTGTAGAATTAATTACTCCTAATGTTTATCAAGAGGAAGACCAAACATTAAGTGGAACCGAGTTAAACCCCCTCTCCAATATAATTAACTCAAATATTCGAGCCGCTGCTAATATCTCTGACGTTCTGTCTATTTCAGGTGTAGCTAATTCACAAACTTCAAGCTTAGGAAACATATCAGGAATATCTCAATACTTTGTTAAACAAAATCAGCTAACTAATATTAATTCCTACATATTAGAAAGTAAGATTCTTCTACCACTAGGAACAACCTTTGCAAATTATCAAACAAGCAGTGAGTTTAATGATTATCTTTCAGGAACCTTACTGCCTTCCATAATCCCAGCCACAGGATCAGAGAAGGGAAGTCCTCTACACAATATAGGAACACTATCGGCTCTGAACAATAGTACAGAGCCTAGTAGCATACATAACTATCTCGTTGATAGCTTAGGCTGGTTCTACTTTCTTAATACTTCGGCTGATGGGGGTTTAGATTACTCTCCGTCAAGTTATGTATTAAGTTCCTTTAACACTCTCTATACAGGAAATAAACTAGAAACCGTTGATGGTGTTAAAGGCTTCATAGAATACATTTGGAAAAATTATCAAACTTGCTCTACCTTTGGATCTCTTGGTTTAATTCCGTCCGACTTTGTTTCTGGAACTACTGATGCTATAACAGAATCTAGTGCAGGACCCCTTCCTATCTACACTAGTGGAACTCAAAAACTAGAAAGTTTACAAACTCTAATAGACGTTGTTTACTCTCCTCTTTTTATTGATCAGCAGGACTATACGGTAAAAGATGCTTTTCAAAATTATATGGACGCCTCTCTTGAATTAACTGATAGAGTATCCAAGGGACCTTTTAGAAAGTTTTCAAATCTTTTAGGATTTCAATTTGCTGATCTATCAGATCAGGTAGAGTCTATAGGGCTCATTTATGACATAGAGAATACTAAAGATGAGAATCTACAGTACGTTGCCGAATTACTTGGTTGGACTCTTCGGGGAGACTCCCAAGCTAGTTGGAGAAATCAATTACGAGAAGCGGTTGGTCTTTATAAAAAATCAGGGACTATTGAGGCTATTCAGACCGCAATCAATATTCTTATTACAGATAGTGTTTTAGATGTATCTAGTGCCACGAGTGAGTTATGGGAATCATACCTGCCTTACATGATTTGGTATGCTCTAGGCACCGAGTCTCCTTTATTTAAAAGTTTAAATACTTGGACGTATGGGTTAGCCCAGCAATCAGAGGTTTATAATTATAATGCCAGCAGTTTAGAAGCGAATATTCACAATGTAGTGGATTACATTATGCTTGAACTCTATAAAACCTATCCTGAGATCTTTGTACACAATGGAGAAATTTTTCCTGTTTCCCGCTTTTTTAATATAAATTTGAAAGGTGAAGTAGGAGAGCTTTATACCATAACTAATGAGCCTGGAATGAAACCTTTCCATGCACACATCATAACACTACCAGGGTACGAAACTGCGAAGAAAGAGGCATTGATCAATGGGCATGGAGTAGCCTGGGAGGCTGCTGGATGTTTGGGTCCTCTAGGGTCAGGGGTGTATATGGCAGGCCTTAACCATCCAAACTATGCTCTAGGTGAGGAACCTCAGTTCCTCTCGGCTACGGGAGATCTGGACTTCGTCTTCAATTACAGGGACAAAGTGAATTATCCTCTTCCTCCGTTTGAAGAGCAAAAATACTATAAGGATTGTAATTTATCGCCTGCCCTTATAAAAAAGGTGGGAGAGAAGCTTGCTTGTTTCCAGGTAAAGGAGTCGTTTGTAACTGATTTTGAAAATTATGTACTAAGTGCAGGTATTAATACAGAAACTAATCTAGGATCCTTAAATGAGATGCTAATGTTCTTTAGTAGTGTCCAGACTCCTCCAAACTTTAATGAGGTCATGTTTAGCATTTCAGACTACGAAAGAAATCTTCTTGATTTATGGAATGGAAAGTCTTCTCACCTATTTATTGATTTTAATAGTGGTGATTTTGATTTCTCAAACGATACCCTAGGATCAGATGGAAAAAACGCTCTATATGAGGCTAGTAGAGTGGCTAAAGAATTTTCTCCTGCACACAGTATAACTAAAGTTAATTTAAATGCAGAGGCCACGGACGCATATGAACCCTCTAGTACGAAGTTCTTGTATTTAGGACTCGACCACGATGGAACTAGAGAGTCTTATACTTCAGCCTCTATTCTTGGTAATTTTTCGTATAGTGGAGTCTCTATGGGCACTGTCGCCCCTGGTAGCGATGCTGGTCGAGGAGGATTGAATACTTTTCTAAGAGAGGATGTGAATCGAATTACGGATTCCCTGCTATCCTCAACTACTGCCGTTACTGCCGTTAGCAACGTAGGCAGGAGGGCTCTCAGAAGACGCAACCTTCGCTACCTTCTGCCCAAGGAAGGGTACTACGATAGGACAGGCTTCAATGGTCCTGTGAGCTACGACCCCTCTACCTATGAGTCTTCTATGCCTTCTTCACTAGGGGAGCTTACATTAGGTTACGTCGCTTCTGCGGGAAGGTTCTTCCCAGTGGTCGATCCCGTCAACCCGTCAGGCGTATGGCATAGCTGCGAGAACCTAGAGTCAAGTAGGGAATGGTCAGGGGTTATTACGAGTCAGACTTTCCCCTTTCGAGGATTGAGCAGCCTTAATTCCAATTACTTTGGAACAAGTGCAACTGATCGCTATGTAGATCGGGGTCAATTGCCTCTTATCTACAATACGATGCATGAATTGCTTGAAAAGAAAGCTTTTGATAAAGCAGCGCATGATATGGACTTTGATTCGTCTAGCTACTTAACTAATGTTAATTGGAAAAATCAACTACAAAGTATAGCCAACGAATCCATTGCTAGTGGTTTAGTTTTTAACTCTTATGATGATTATATTAACTTTAGCTTTGGGACAGGACTCCAAAAAACCTATGCCGATTACTGTAAGTATTTTGGAAGACATGTGTTGGGTGCAAACGAAGTAGTTAAGACTGGAGGTAATATATTTGCTCAGGTATATGGAAAAGGATTATTTAACTGTGAATTAGAGTTAGAGGGATCAGCAGTGGGTAATATGATTTCTACCACTGTAGACAGTGTGAGCGCTATTAATTCAAGGAATGTTTGGAACCTCAGCGCAGACGGAACCTTTATAGCCAGTAGCACTGGGCAGTCGGTAATTCCCCTGTCGGGCACGTTCGTTTCTGGGAATCCAAATAATGCTGATTATAGAAATCCTGCTATTTTAAGTGGTATTGAATTTACTGATATTTCAGGGGCTCCACCTAGCAATCAATTTAGCATCTTTAAACTAGATCCCAGTACTGGGTTTCTTGGAAATATTAGTCCTTTAATTGAGAATACTGTGATTAAATGTAAGGCTCTCGGAGGTTTCCCAAGATTAAGATTTGATCTATCTTCGTATGGTGATAGAAGAAACTACTTTATTAAAGACCACAAATTTAAACTAAAAGTTAAAGCTTTAGTGGGACATGATGATAGTACCCTTATGGGTGGAGGGAGTATTGGAGCATGGATCCACACACAACCTATTTCTGACCCAGAAAGTGATGACCAGTACATTTGGACCTGGACCCGTAACCAGAGATGGGAGTACATGAAAGAGAGTGAGATCTCTATTTCCAAAGTTCGGAGCCTGTCGCACTTCTCTTATTATCCCACTTACGATGCAAAAGAAACAACAACAACTTCGGTATGCTTAAATAATGTTATCTCTCAGGTTGAGGGTGTTACTACTGATCGGGATCTTCTATCTATAGAGGACAGCGAGTTTAGAACTTTCGAAGTTGATTTTGATACAAGAAACTTTACAATTAACAATAACTTTGAGTACTTAGATATAATCCCTATCCCTGAGAAAATGTATAAAATTACAGATCAGGTTAATCGGGACGATGTAAACTATATTGTCGAGTTGTTCTTTCTCCCAGAGGCCAATCCTAGTAAGTACCTATTGATTGATTCTATAGAGTTACAAGATGTTACCTTGAGAGAGAATGCATCTATTGGGACAGGGTATGGAATAGAGACAAGTGGTATTCCTAATAGGAGATTTGTTAAAGAAGATAAGCTTTATCTTACAAAAAACCAACTTCGGAACACATTCCAGTTCTATAATGGATTGATAGGACAGGGCACAGGAGTTTATTCTACTAATCTTGCTTCAAGAGATGCTACAATTACCTCTGGAATCATGGAACTAAGTGGTGGAAGTAGATTGAACTATCGCTTGAGTCCTTCATGGGGTGTAACAAATGTATCCAATACTCAGGCAGACTTTAACAACTTTGAGAGCGTGGAGCTAGATAATTAAATGAGAGGCGAAGTAGAGATTTGGAACGGAGATAAGCTAATTCACAGGGAAAGTAATCTCCTTGTGAATGGGGCTGGGCAATCCATTGTAGATATGCTTACAGTATCCCCATCATTGTCTGGTATTCCCAGCGCATCTGCTCTGTTAGATACTTCTAATTATACTATCCAAGCCATCTCTTTCGGTAAGGACGCATCTGCTTATACTTTAAATGCTCATGCTATTCCTGAGAGAAGAAATCTTTGGTATAACAGTACACCTTCATCTGATTCTTTAGGTGATGTCTCCTTTGGTAGTAACCTAATTGTTTCTTCTAGACCCGACATAGCCCCACCTCCCGAGTTTTCGCATATCCCCTCTTCTATTGCTCATGTATTATCTCTTGACGATATTAATGATCTTACTAATTCATTCCTTTCGCAACAGCTATACAATAACATAGATTATTCTGATACAACCGTTAGCGCAGGACAGGACAATTGGATTTGCGCTTCAGTCTATATAAAATTCCCCCTTGAGGCATCTTCATTATTCCCGACCCAGGATTCAACTACAACTTTCCACCATCCTAGATCACATTTTGGAATGGCGCTTTACGGGGATGGTTACAGTCCAAACGCTGATATTGCCCGTGGAGGCCGAGGCTTTAGTCGATTAGGAACGATAGTGAACTGGAATGATGTAGGGACAACTCCCACTGCTGATGGAACTGCTCCTAGTTCGATTTCCTTGGACTACTCTAATGCTGCTGAGTTTGGCACAGCCCGATCAGAAGCTAGTGGTTACTCTATTAATAATTGGCAACAAAATGGTGGAGTATACCCTGTAGGAGGTGGATGGTACAGAGTCTATAGAGCGGGATTGTGCCCTGTTTCAGCCCTTAGTGGCATATCTACAACTACCTACCCAATTGGATGGGAATCCAATCCAATTGGTGAAACGCAGGGGGGTATTTACATTTATGGTGCTCAATTGGAATTAGGCAGATGGCCTACTGACTTGGAGTTCACTTCGGGTAGGCGTGTAAATAACTGGGATATGTCAGGGTCTGTATTAAATAGAGATCATGTTCCTGGATTCCCAACTGATAACGGAACAGTTAGGGTAATTCCACCCTATGGAACTAGCTCCTATGTACCAACTAATTATCTATCAAGTCCTCCCAACCCCGCAAGCACTAGAGTAGAGGATGGAGACACGGCATTGTTGGACCTTTCTTCTGATACCTTAAGAAACTTTAATATGGGACAGAACTTAAATGTTATCCCGTATAGAAAGAATCCTGGAGGTGCTTGGGGTTTGGGTCCTGTTGATAGTTCACAGAGATTATTACCTCATAATGTCACGGACGGAGAAAGGCAAATAGAGTTGGCCGAAGCATATGGAAACAGTTATGGCGTCAATGGGGTTGCAAGCGGTATGGATTCCTTCGGACCTCAAGCCTACTACCTTGGATGCTTTCCTGAAGGATCAAGCACAGGAGGTTCTACCTTTGCTCTTGTGAGTTCTTTAGATAACTCTGCTGCTTACCCAATAAATTATGCACCAAGCTCAGATCCAAACTTTGTTTCTGGAACTTACAATAGTATCGTAAACGAAGCAAGCTCGATGGATGTGTCTGGGTTTGTCACCCTGGTCATGTCAGGCAGCCCAGGAACCACTACAGGCTATGCTATGAGTTCTAACTCTAGTGGCTTATGTGTCTCAGGTGGAGCCGATAGCACTAATTCTGGAATTGTAGAATATTCTATGTTGATGGGTTCAGGGGATGTTGGATACTCTAACCTATACGGGGGTATATATAATATGGGTCTGTGGACTATTGACACGGAAGCCTCTCGTCTTGCAGGAAATAGTCCACCATATTCCTTTGGACCCCTAGATAATCCTAGGAAATATAAGTTGTTT